TGTAGGTACATACACATCACCCTTTTTTAAAAGAGTATTAGTTTCTAAGCCTCTGTCAAATTGTGCTAAATTTCCTGTTGCTCTGGCTGCGGCTCTGCTTGATAGCTCTGGTGTATAATTGTCCAGAAATCCACTTGATCTAACTGCACTCTGTGTTTTGTCTCCAAGCTTACCAAATCTTGCTTTTTGCATTAGTTCTACTGAAGTGTCTTGTCCAGTCTTCATAATACCACTTTTAATTCTATTTAAATTACCAACATCATCAGACAAATATGGGTTTGTTAGCTCTGAACCTATGCTAGTACCAATTGACATTCCAACTTGCCCTGCAGTTCCTTGTAGTGCTTGTTGTGCCATAATCTCTTGTGCAGTCATCATGCCATCAGGAAGATTATCAAAACTTTCATACATCTCCATCATGCTTTCATCAAATGCATCATAAGGATTGTAAGTTCTTTGCCCAGTTTGTATCTTCTTTGCCCATTCAAAAACTGGCATTGCAGTAGTTCCATAAAGTCTTTGAATCTCTTGATCTGATATTCCAGGGGTTTGTGACTTTGTTTGGTAAACATTATATATTATAGGATCAACGCCTTGATTCTTTTCTTCTTCAAGATTTAAAATTGGTAATCCAGTTAATGCACCTAATTCTGCCATTTATCTCTCCTTATGTAATCTCTAAGTAACTTGCTACAACATGAAGCCTATTTATTGCTCCTGCAGTTACCTTTAAAATTTCATTCTCCATCACAACCAAAGGTTGCTCTAATAACTCTACAGTAGTATTTGATGCAACGCTCTTTACATTATATACACTAAAATCTGCACTAGCACTATTAGTAATTGTCAAAGTAATAGTATCAGCACTACCACTATCGTTAGAAATTATTATGGATTTAAATATTCCAGTATGAGCCGCAGGAGCAGTATATAGTATAGTTGCATCTGTACTTGTTAAATCTAGCTTTGCATTTTTATAATTATTAGCCATTAAACCAACTCACTGCCTCTGCTTTATCTTCTGCATTTAATGTTGCAACTGAAGTTGTAAAATCATTTGCAATTTGTTGTTGTTCCAACGCTGACGATAAATTTTGTTGAAATGTTATAACCTCGTTAAATTTATTTAAAAAATCAATTGGTGGTGCTGGAGCAGTCATTTTTCTTGGTGGACTAGGTAATCTGATCATCTTAGACCATCCTTTCTAGCGTTAACTCTAAAATCTCCTAACAACCATTGATCTAGCGTTCCATTGCTAAAAAATTTTATTGCCATTTGTCTTCCTTTAGCTCTAGTACTAATTTTTTGTGTTTCAGAAGTAACAGTGAAATCACCTTTTATAGTTTCTGGAGCATTTGGATATTTTCTAGTTTTTAATTGTAGATACAAATTAGTATCGCTATTCATTGTAGCATCTGGAATCACTCTATCGACAATAGTTAAATTTTCGCCAACATTGTCTAATTCAAAGTCACCAGACTCTATATATGCATTCATTGCACTACCATTGTCACTTGTTCCAGTTTCATGGTCATATAACTTTCCATCTGCATCAAAAGCAAAAGGAACTTTTCTAAATCCTTGAGCATCATGCCAAACATTCCTATCTAACGTACCAATAGTCCAAGCTCCACCAGCATAATTAAATGTGACATAACTGTCTGGCTCTGGATTGTCTTCTACAAGATTATCTTCACTAACATAAAACCAAGTAATTTCATTGTATTTTTTGTTATGCCCAGCATACACCTTATCTAAATATCTTGTCTGCATTCTATCAAATACAAAATATTGAACTGAGCAAGGCAACTCTGCTACTGCACCATTGTAAATAAAGAAATTGCTTTTACCTATCCAATACACATCACCATCAACATTGGCAGAGCCATGCAATGCCACTGCTCCACAATTTACTGCTAATAATCTAAATGAGAATGTAAAGGGCGGCCCGACAAAGGTCATACCATATACTGCTTCATCAGTTTGTATAAACATTTCATCTTTTGTTGGGGTCATGCTAATAATTTTAGAGCCTACTTCTAGTCTTTGATCGCCAGCAGTATTAGTTGAGGTTGGCGTAAATACTGCAAAATCTTCTTGATTTGAAAATCTAACTAACATGGGATCAATGCCACCTCCACCTAAAGGTATAGCTCCACCTACTATTAAATGTCTATCTGGGAAAGATACTGCAATTGTTCTAATTTTAGTAGGGATGCCACTAGCACCACCTAAACTAGAAGCTAACACTGCTCTAGCACTGTCACCAGTAGAAGTATCCCAATAATATAATTGCCCACCTCTGTTGTTAATTAATACATCATCACCCCATAATTCAAGTGACCAATTTGTTGCATCTATATTAATTGTGCTTAATGACACATCTCTAGGTTCGTTCCAAGCCTCTGCACCCCATGCTCCAACACCCCAACCAAGTGCTGGATCAGAACTTTGAAATCCCACTCCATCTGAATTACCTATCAAATACTGTATGTCTATTGTAGTACCACCACCAGTTGCTCCAGAGCTTGCCTGGCTGCCTGCGATAAATGTATAAGAGTTATCATCTACCTTTGTTATTTGGTATCCTTCTAATCTATTTATTGTGTCTGCACTTATTCCACCAACTGCAGTAGCTTGTTTTATGACTATGAAATCACCAGTTTGTGCACCATGACTAGTATCTGTTACAGTTACTACTGAACTACTATTTGTTGTAACTAAAGGATTAGTTAAGTTTTCTGAAGTTTTTCTAAGAGGCGTAATATCATAAAACACACTATTATTAATTACATACAAATGGTTATGTGTACCTACAATAATTCTATCAAAGCTATCAGTTGTGGCTCTCCAAGCGACTAAATGTTTTGGAGTTCCTGTTACAGTAGTAGGAGTTGCTTGATCAGCATTGAAAGAATATGTCTCCTCTAACCAACCACCTATTTTTTCTGGGAAACCATTTCTAAATCTTACTAAGTTACCATCTGTATAAAATCCAGCTTGTCCAGAGGCGTATTCTGTAATGTCTTTTACTATTCCAGCTTTGAATTTTAATGGCACTAAAGGCATTAGGCTATATTCCTCATTCTTTCACAAAGTCTTTCTGCTCTATTTGGAACCTGTCTTGCCCATTTTGAATCTTCCATTTGAATTCCAGCTTCAATCCAATTAGCATCCATAACTGCGGCGTGCATCTTAGCAAACTGACTTAATCTTGGGCGGCCCAGATTAAACATCATATTTGCAATAATTAATTGTGCTTCTTCTGGTAGAACATAAAAATCATCATAAAGTATTGTGCAATCATCTATAACTTTTTCAATATCTTCTGCAAAACACTCATCAACTCTTTCTTTTGATACTGCAGTTCCAACTTCCATATCATTTTCTGGGTCTTTTGCTCTGCACAAGTGACCAATTCCAAATGTCTTATATCCAAGATGATCAAGGTAAATTTCGTACTTTACTCCTTCGTCAGCAATCAATTCATCTTTTAATTTATTAATGTCCATTATCTTCCTTGCCTTTTTCTCAAACACGCTACATGACGAAAGTAGAAGTAATTACCAATCTTATTAAAAAATTTAGATAAACTCAACCAAAACCACATCATTTTGTTAATCCTTTGTACTTCTCAAATGAGCGGAGACCACCAAGACCTAGCATTCCCATCAAAACAGTCATAAGTGAACCCATATCAAAAGTTGGCAATTCTGGTATTTCTACTACTAAATATGCACATATAAACATTGTGACTGGTGCTAGTACAAAATGCCAACATAAAGCAATGCCACATGTCCAGCCAATAAAGGGTCTCCAGCCAGCCACAAAGATTGATCTGTGCTTTGCTTCAGTCTGATTTATAGCTAATTGCCCTTTTGCCAGTTCCTGAGCATGTGTTTCAGCCATTGTTGCCACCTCATGTGCCAACTTGTTTTTCATGTCCTTATCTTCAATAAATTTTCCAAGAAGATTAGAAACGGGTCCAATTAATGCAGTTAACATTTTATTTTCCTTTTATTTGTTTTCGTGTCCCATCCATATACCAAATATGCCTGTCATTACACCCATAACAACAGATACAAACGCTGATTGTTGCATTGTTGGGTTATCTAAGTTCATAAACCATTCAGCACAACGCCACGACATTATTGTACTAGCCAGCATCATAAATCTTGGTAATATTTTCCATTTAAGAAATGTCTCAAAGTTGAAAATTGTTTATACTCCTTAAAAGTAATTAAAATTCATATTAACTCTTACATGAGTATTAGTGCAAGTGGTTGAGGCATGATTTTTACTAGAATCAAACAACAAAAGCCTATTTTCAATACTATCTATTTTTGTTCCATCATCTAATTTAGTATAACCATCACAAGTATTAACACTAAATAATAAACCTTTATGTTGAAATGGATAATCAATATGAAAATCATGTTCTACAAGTTTTGGTGTTGATGGGAAAAGATTAGCTTTTACTCTTATCAACGCTTTCATTTCTCCTTCCATATTCAATCTTTTAAATGCTTTTCCAAATCTACTAAGGACTTCTTTGTAAAATGGTGAATCTGGCAAATCAGTCTGATAAAAGTCAAATAATTGATGAGCAAAATAATAATGAGTGCTTTGACTGTCCTTGTCAGATGCTACACTTCTTGAATAATACCAATCCATATCTTTAAACATAAAATTTTGTATTACATGCAAATCAACATAATCTAAAAAATTATCTATTACTTGATATTTCATTTATTAAATCTCGAATCAATCCAACATTTTCCATAGTACAATATAAATAACCATAAAGTGAATAGAACGCCTTCAATATACGATAATTCATTCCATGCTTCCAATATCATATTTTCCATCTTAACCTCCCCTCAGGCAATTGTTGACATTTGTATTTTGCTGGTTTCCATAATGGATAATATAGATGCACTTGTCTGCTAATCTCTAAAGCTCTTTGTTTACACTCAAACTCTGTTTCATACGGGCCCAGTTGATCCTCTAGAACTTGACAATTATTTGGTACTCCTATCATACAAATAGTTACCAAAACTTTAAACATTATTGCCTTTTTTGGACTGCAGGCAATCCAAGCATTGCTCTTTTGTCGTACTTAAAAGATTCTCCAAATTGACCATCAATATCATTATAATGAAGAAACACTTGAGAAAGTATATTGCCTTGAAATGGCTCTCTCCAATGCTCTAATTCACAACCACGATAAACTATTAAATCACCTGGTTCTAATTTAATTTCTTTACCTTCAAGACCCACTTCTCCTGATTTTTCAATAAACATTCCCCAATTGTAGCCATCAGATCGATTAGAATTATCATAGCCTAAACATAGCGTTGCAGACACTTCGCAACTTGGTCTATCTTTATGTCTGTCCAAAGATTGATTATGTTTGTAAATTCTTTGATAGGAATATGTAGGACACAATCTTAAACCAGTCACTTGTTCCATTTTAGGAGTTATATCTGCAAGCAATGTTTCCATAGCAAAGTCTGCATATGCTCCAAAAGAACCTGGTACTTGTGATTCTGTATACCCACCTAACAAAGAATCAGGTGGTATAGTTGCATTTAAGACTAATGTTTCAACTGATTTAGCTTTTAGCAGTGTGTAATTATATAAAAAATCAGATAGTTCTTTAGATATAAATTTTTTTACAAGAACATGTCTGTTTTCTTTAAATAGTTCAGCGTAATTTATTTTTTTAATATCATCCATATTAATCTCTCTAAATAAAAGGTTCGCCACAGAACCAAACAACCAAAGAATATCTTGTGCCTTTAGTTACTGGTCGAACTCTGTGCTGAATGTATGATGGGAAAACTATTACAGTACCCATTTTTTCCTTAATTAATTGCCCACCCATACTTAGAAATTCAAATTCTCCACCTTCATAGTCATCATTTAAAACTATTGTCATAGATAATTTTCTAGTTTTCCCATATGTTTGCATGTTTTTATCCATCATATCTCTTGTAGTGCCATTACCATCTACATGAAAATCATAAAAACCACCTATTTGATACCTTGTGATTTGCATAGGCTGAACAGAATCTAATTGAAATTTCCATTTAGCATTTTCATTTGCATTATTTACATATGACCATGCTAAATCATATACATCTTTCTCATCGCACCACACAACATCTGATTTTCTAACGCTTTCAATAATATGTCCTTCGGGCACATCATTTTCATTACCAACTGCGGCTTTCATCCACTTATCTTTAGCGAACTCTATAATGCTATTGCAATCTTTTTTAGGAATCGCATTTTGATAAACCCACCAATCAGACGTACAATTGTCTGGCACAAAGTCTTTGTATTGATTTTCCATATTAGTCCCCTTTTTCTGGAATTATTTAGTCTTTATTGAATGATAATGATCCTGCATTTGATACGTTAACTGTAGCATCCATATCTTGTACTTTCAATTTATTAGTACCAGAATCATAGGATATATCCCCACCTAGTGTAGCAACTTCTGCTCCAGCAGTATCTGTGTCTGCTGAACTTGATATTGCTTTTGTAGATGACACTTCAGACCCCTCTACTGCCCTTGTAACTTGTACAGTAGTTTGCAAGCTCTCTGAAGCTCCTTGAGTTGTTGTTGCTTCGTATGGCGTTGTGTTACTTCCATCGTTAGCAGTTATAGTTATTGAAAAGTCACTTGTGTTTTCTGCACTATCACTAGTAAATGTAACAACCTTATGTGCAACGCCACTTATTGTTTTATCTGAATCAACTCCAGTATTGAATTTACCTTGAAATGTACTGTCTGCATTTAATACACTTTGTATTCTATCTCTTGCATCAGAAGCAGTTTCTCCATCAGCAAAAGTACCTGATACTGAAATACTACTATCTGCATTCGTTATAGTAAATGTCGCTGGGTCTTTTGTTGCAACGCCTACTAAAGTCCATGCCTCACTTGTGCTATTTGCAGTAATATATCCTGTACTTGCACCAGCACTCAATGCACCAGTCGCAAAGCTATTACCAGCAGTTAATCCACCACTTGAAATTGTGAATGTCTTACTTGTTCCATTTTGCACTCTTGCTCTACGACCAGTAACAGTAACAGTTGGTGCACCAGCAACTCTTATATTGCCTATTGTTTTTGCAGGGGGTGCTTGTATTCTTGAACCATAACCACCTGTAAAACTTAATAAATTAACACCACCACCTTGATTCCAAATCTTAGTTGAAGGGTATGATTCATATGATCCTCGTATTTGTGTGCCATCTACAGTAATATAAGAGCCTGGTGTCCAATTTGGCATTGTAAGACCACCAAGAATACTCTGAAATGTACCAACTGGACCAGTAGGTGAGTTCATACCTAATTGTGGATCACTAGGAAAATAAATTGCATTACTTGGTGGTTGAGAAAAGCCAGGGCTGGGTCCTTGAACACGAGGTGCTCCTCCTGGACTTCTTAAAGGTGAGCTTCCTGCATATGTATGACTGCTATCAACGTCTATAGTAATACCAGTAACTCCTACATTACTTGCATCTCCAGTTCCACTTGTATTTACGTTGACATCAGTACCACCAGCATCAAAGTCAGAACGTACTCCAAAATCAACCACCTCATTGACTGGAGACACAATAGGATTAGAAGTTCCTGATACTGTAAAAGTTGAAAAATCTTCAAAAATTAATCTTATTGATCCACCATCATTTGCAAATAATTTTTTAACTCTCCTTGGTGTTGAGCCATCTAAAGCAAAAAGTTTTTGTATTCTTCTGACTGTACTACCATCTAAGCCAAATAGTTTAGCCGCCATTTTTTATCTCCTAATATTGTCCTACGAAAATAGCTCCATTTGTAAAATCACCAGAAACTGGGTCTACGTTACCACTATCTGTTTCTAACACTATTATATGACCAATTTCTTGTTGTACATATGCAGTTGTTGCAATTTGTGTAGTATTTGTATTTGCAGAAGCAGTAGGTGCCGCAGGTGTTCCAGTAAATGTTGGAGATGAAATGTTAGCTTTTACTGATAAATCAACTGTTCCAAACGACAGATTTCCACTTCCATCTGTTTGCATAACTTGTCCATTACTTCCATCAGCACTTGGATAAGATAATCCACCAGTATTAAATCCACCTACTAAAACATCAGTAACTGCCGCTCCGCTGCCTGCACCATCAAATGAAACTAACTTTGTGTCTCCTGCAAGAATTGTTACATTCGCACCAGAGCCTTGGCTTATTACAATATCTTGATTACCACTTGTTCCATTATGAATATATTGCACTCTTTTAATGGTATTAGGTGTTATTGTAATAGTACAAGTACTATCTAATGTTCCTGTGTATTTAAGAACCATGCCTCTAGCTGGGTCTGTAGTTCCATCAGCAACTACTGTAGAATGAGTGTCAGCGTTAGTAGTAATAGCCTCTGTGCCAAATGCCATAGCTTCACCAATAAGCTCTAGATTTGTATTTGTGGTATTACCCCATGTTCCACTGGCATCGCCAGTTCCCATTTCGTTTAGTCTAAGGTTATTTACATAAGTACTAGCCATTTAATTGCTCCTCTAAGCTATTGTGACAATCGCATTTGCTCCTGCCGCAGGGAAAACAATTCTAAATGTACCAGAAGAAACTGTAAAGTCTCCACCAAAGTTTAAAACTGCAATAGCTTTATCGCTATTGGTACTATTATAAATTAGTGCTCCTCTTGCAGTGAATGATGCACTTGTCCATGTTGGGTCGTCAGCATCAAAGTATGCAGTTCCACCAGAGGTTGATGCACCTGCAGTTGATACTGCTTTATTAGTTAATGTTACGCCACCAGTTGCATAACCATTTCCATTTGCCACCTCATTTGAGGTTGAATATGCAGTCGTTGTCGCATTAATAGTGGCAGAACTTGTATAAAGAGCTATCTTTATAGTATCTGCGACTAAATCATGTTGCTCATCTAATATTTCAGCTTTAAATGATGTAGCCATTGCTTGTGTTATTGCCATTTGTTAAATACCTCCTTCGTATTCTGCTTGATAATTACGTTGCATTTCTTGTTGAAACAAAGCTACTGCTTCATCAAATTGTGCCTTATACA